ATGACAGAGGGGGGTGCTTTTTTAGCGATACCCCCCACTATAACTATATAAGTTAGTTGCTCAATACTGATGTTTCACAATAATAAATTCTTTCAATTACTAGAACATCGACTAACAAGATTTAAGTATTTGTTGCTTCTTGTAAAGTTACTTTCTTGTAAATGTTTCTAAAATCGTATTTAATAATTTCATCAATTGCTCTTTCTATTTCTAATTCGTTTTCTTCTTCTGACAATTGGTCTGAAGTTCGAGCAATTCTTGCTAAATACGAACAAGTATTGTAACCTTTGTCTTGATCGAACATGTACCAAGAATCAAACTGTTCAAAAGGATCATACGGATTGTCAAACGTTGTTAACATACATTTTGCCATACTTTATTCTCACCTCTTTCATTGGTTAATGTATTTAGCTACTGTTGATGTTGAAATGTTTAGAGCTTCAGCTATATCAGAATTGTTATAACCAGACGCAAGCATAGCTTTAATCTTATTGATTTTAGCTGTAGAAAGCTGTGTACTTGTTTTAGGAGTGGCTCTTCGTCTTACATCATCTGGATCGGCATATTTCAGTATTTGAGAAAGTTTGTTGTCGGTTATTGCGCCAGCTTGAATAGCTTCCCACTCTTTATCAGATATTGTTATACGAGTCTCTTTTCCACTGGCTCCAACAGCTGCTCTAGCATCATAAATTGCTTGCTGTTTAGCCTTTCTTACTTCTTTTTTATCTTTAGCCATATCTGGGTTACTTTGAATTTTAGCTTTAACAATCGAATTAGCTATAACCTGGGCTCTTCTTTCACGCGGAGCATTCATTAGTGCTGTATTAAGTTTGGCTGTTAGAGAATCCACCTCTTTTTGATAAATGGCTTTAGCATTACTGTCATACTTGATTTTACCAGTAGCCATATACTCTTTCCGTGCTTGGTTAGCTAAAGCTTTCATCTTATTAGCATAGTCAGCATAAGCGTTTTCTTGTGGCGTTCCGGATGATAATGTACGAACGTCTTCCACTTCATTTAAAAGTTTTACTTTTGTAGTAGCTAGTTTTGTTTTTCCAGTCTTTGGGTCAATGTATGTTCTTCCTGTTTCCTTATATGTAACTTTACCTGTAATCGGGTCAATAGTTCCGCTTCCTTTTCGTTCTGGAACTTCTATGGTTTGCTTTCTTTTTGAAAGTAAAGTGGATGCGCCACCATATCCATCGTCATCGGTATGTTTTTGGTATTTCTTTTTTAACGCTTCAATACCATTATCTTTTTCCGACTGTTTATAGTCTAACTTATGTTTTGCAGCATCAATAACCACCATACTATGCCTTACCGCTCTAACAACTTCACTTTCTGGTGCACCTTTAAGCGTCATATCCGTAATCAAATTAGAAATCATACCCATTTCTTTTTGAGTCTGCTCTTTTGTCATTACTTTCATTCCTTCTCGATAAGGATAAGCATCTTTTGGATTAAAACCTTGCAATCCTTTAAGAGCAGGAGTAGATTTTATTCTAACTTTATCGTTGGTTGGTATGACGACTACTTGATCTCCATCAAAATCAGCTCCGGATAATCTTTCCGCGACTTTAGGATTTATACCGACAGCATCAATTACATTACCTAAAATACTTTTTGCAGAACTATTTTTGTTATTAACTGTCAGAATCGGAATTTCAAAGGTACCGCCATGTGGATACCGAATCAAAGCAACCTTTTCTCCGTTTTTATAATTAGGAGCATAAACCTCGTTTTCACTAAGAGCCGTTATTGGTAAAATAACCTGTGTTTTCTGCCTTGGAAGGGCGGCGGCTTTTAGATGCACTACAGCTCCATCGCACTCATCCGCAAAATCAAGAAGCATTTTTCTCTTTACGGTTGGGTTTGTTAGCGAACGAATTTCTTCAAACTCTGAAACAGCATCAGCATATGTAAGATTTAATTGTTTCTTTATAAGTTGCATTGGCTGTTTTGATAAAAATTGTGAGGATAGATTTCTAGACATGGCATCCCAGTCGCCTTCTTCTTTAAGTTTATTAATAGCAGATAACTTTCTGTTTCCATCTTTATCAATATACCAGCTTTGACCGTTTGCTTTAATATAAGCTCCAAAAGGATTATCTGGATCATCTTTTATTTTTTTAAGAACATCCATTTTATCTGTACCAGATTTCTTGTTGGTGTTAAATATAATGTCAACGCCACCCGGAATATTATCCGAGTACATTGCCATTCCTTTAAGGTAATGAGTACCATCAACAAGAATACGAACTTGCGCATAGTGTGAGTTTCCCAAGTCTAAATCAGGTACCCCACGGCGAATTTCTATTACGCCATCTTTATTTGCTCCTCCTTCGTCTCCATATCTTATAGCAATTCTTTTTGAATCAATACTTGCAGGATATTCTCTTTTATCAAATGTTTTACCGCCATCAGTAGAATGATAATCTCTAACTGATTGAATATCGCCCATATTATCATAAACATCTTTATATGCTACTTCTGGTTTACACAAAACTTGAGTGATTGTTTGTTTACCAGGGTTGGTAATTTGTGGAACGCCAATTCCATAAACATTATATCCTTCCGTTTCTAATAAAAAAAGAGCTTCTTTTAAGGTGCCGGACGAAACTCCTAATTCCCTCTCAACACCGGTACCAACGTCGATCATACCCTTGGTTTCTAACTCTTTCTTAAGAATATCAGCTGTCGTTCTAGCTTTATTTTTTCTATCAGCGATATTTTCGTCAAGCAATGCTCGAATTGAAGAATCGTTCTTGTACCCCATTATAGCAGCAATTTCGTTAAGACTTTTTCCATCAGCCCTTAAAGACCTTGCTCTATCTGCTTCAAGAGCTCTTCTTTCGTGTTTGGCTACTCGTACTTGCATACGAAGATCAGTCGTAGTTAAACCCAAAGCTTCTGCTATTTCTTTCTCGCTCATACCGGTTTTCTTTAATTCTTCTACTCTACTTAAAAAATCACCACTACGTTGATACGGATTTTTACCAGAACCCCAAGGATAACGTCCAGAACGTCTTTTCACTCCGTAATGCATTAAAATATCTTCCGCTATGGGATTCATAGCTTAAATCCCTCCCTCCGATTTGATTTTGTTAATTAACTTATCAAAAGTAATAATTTTATCCATGATAGGAACAATATCTTCAACTGTCGGATTATGATATAAAATTTGGTCTGACTGATATATTCGTAATTCCATATTAATATCAGCAGGGTTAACTTTATATTCCAAACAAAAAAGAGCAGCATATATTTCAAGCTGCTCCATATGTGCCGGAACAACCCCGGATTTAAAATCGTGGATCCTAAGCATTTTATTTCTAAAGGAAATAGCATCGGCTGTGCCGAAGCAGTTTTCTGAATAATATAAAGGTTGCTCAGGAGTCATTCTAAAACCGATTGCATCATTCACGTACATGTTTAAGGTTTTTCTCGACTTCGGTAATTTTTGTCCAAGTCTAATACATTGAGCTGCAAATTCATGAAGTTCTGTTCCTTTTTGAGCCGCTGTAAATTTCGAATATGCTTCAATTAGTTTATTTTCGTCATAATTAATCCAATGATATTTGCTAGCTCCAAGAAACGCATGTTGTCCCTCAAGATTTAAATGCTTGTTGAAGTTCATGCAATACCTCCTTCTTATTTTCTGGACATATGAATCTCGAGAAAGACATCTCATCCATACGTCCGACATAGTATTCTTGATTAGGTTGTTTCTTGGCACCTCTATGTTTTTTACATTCCAGGGTAGCCCACTTGTCTTTGTATAAAATTAATAGGTCAGGAATTCCTTGAATATAACCCGAGTCAAGTTTTATTACCATACATCCGGGAAATATCATTTTTAGTTCTTTTATAAGACTTGATTGAAAGTCTCTTTCTAATTTAGAACTACTAGCCATAAGTGGGCCTCCTTTCTTTATAGTAATTGATAAAATTATTAAATACGATTTTTTTTAAAAAAATGTACAAAAACAAAAGAGAAAGTAACGTCGGTCGCGTTATATCCCTTTCTCTTCATAAAAGAGCATGTTTTTTTCGCGAAGCTAAAATATCAAATAAAATAAGAGTTTATTGTTTAAGACTTCTTAGGAAGAACTTTTTAAAATATCTATTGACCTTTAAAAAAATTATTTGTGGTGATAGGATTTCTTGCAAAATAATCGCTTTTTAAACTTGTGGTCAAATGCCCACTTTTTTTCGTTAATTATATATATTTATTAAACTTTTTATCACAATTAATAAGTGAAAAAAGTGGGAAAGTGGGCAAAAAGCCCGCAAACCCGCAT